TACGTGAGGATAAACAGTTAGTGGAATACCAACGCGATTAGGATCAAGGTCTGTTAGTCTAACAGTAGCAACATTTGATTGTACTATGTTAGATTGAAGCATATCAACAGCAACCTTAAATACCGGTGTTTGTTTATTACCTTTTTCAGTGAAGTAATCTTTTAACGAAAGTCGCTGGCCGTTATCATCATTCTTTTCAGTAAGAACCATGTCTTTTTTAGCAAGAATAGCCTGCTTTAGCGCACTTCTTAAGCCTTTTGGGGCTTCGTCAATAGTTTTAGATGCTTTCTCTGTCATTGCTGCAATAGATGCAGCATTGTCTGCTGATGCTTTAACAAGTCCGTCAACACTTTCTTTAAGTGTTTTCAAATCTTCGTTATTTAACGAATCTTCAATTTTCTTGTTAATCTCGGCAACTTTAGTGTCAAGGTCTTCTTTTTTAATGTTCTCTTTTTGAGAATCGTTAATAAGCCCCTGTACGTCTGCTTTTATCTCTTGTAAAAGCAAATCTTTTTGTGCTTTTTCTTCTGATGTCATTGTTTTAATTTTAAATTTTCAAGTAAATATTTATAATCTATTCCTTTTGCAGTGCTTTCTTGCGGCTGCTTTATAACTTTCTGAGTGCTTGTTTGCGGCTCATAATTCTTAACAAATAATGTTGGGGTTACGCTATTGCTGCCAAAGACAACCGCGCTACCCTCCCTTTTTTTAGCTTCATATACAACCCAGAAATATCCAAATTCATCGGCAACTTCTGGATTTACAGCCTTAGTCTTCATTTCCTCGTAGAAATCCATTTGTTTTTGACTGTCCTCATCATAATAAGCTAAATCAATGTTTACATAAATCATTCCTACTGAATGTTGTTTTACATCTCCATTAACATATGCATCAAACATAAATGGCATCTTACTTTTACTTAACGTAAATTCATTTATGTTTGCTTCTGTTTTAAAATCTACATCTAAACCTAACTGATTAAAATTAAACGACTCATTATAATTTTTTGCTTTATTTGATATAACGCTTTCAAATTCGGCTTCATGTTGTTTCAAGTGATAAGAGTATGGATTATCAGCTACGGTTTTATTCCACATTTTAGGTAAATGTAAATCTATGTGACTATCTATTATGCTTGTTGTGTTAATAACGGTTTTAACAAGAATAATATCACTTGTTATTGATTCAATTTCAGGCTCAAATTCTTTTGTTTTGATATTATCAATAATAGCATGAGCATTTTTTTTATACTCAGCCATTTTCATTTGTTTTATTTCGGCAAAACGTTTTTTTATGAATCTTGTTTGATCCATTTTAGTAACAAACCGCTTATCTGGAAATTGTTTTATAGTGTATTCCATACCTATTTTTTTATAATTTCTTTACCTTCAAGCTTCTTTAGCTTCTTATCTTTAAGCTTCTTTATAAAGTCTCTATTCAACTTCTTGTGTTCCATTTACTTCTAATTTAGGTGTTGTTATTAAATCGCGTTCATATTTATACACATTTCCATTTGCAACGCCTTCAAGCCCTATTATTTCTAAGTATTGATTAAATGTAATTGTATTATTATTATAAGCTGTGTCTGCTGATCTAACATTCATATTAAGTGCTGTGGCCTCTTCTTTAAATGATTCCTGCATTGCCGGAACATGATCAAAGCTTGTTTTTAACTGTAACCCATATTTTAATAAATCTAATCTATCTGTAAAAATTTTGTCATCGTTCTCGACCATAGGTATTACCCTATCTTGATAAAGACTCTTAACATATTGAGACTGATTATTAAATGTTGATCCTTGTGTGCTTATCTTATATAATTCAGGCGGTATACCTAACCCATTGCTTATAATCATTGCATTATTCTGAAACTCTTTATAAATGCCTAACTCATCAGAGTTCATAATTGTTTTTATATACTCAATATCTGCATTAACTATTAGGAATTGTTTTTGATTGCCCAATACACCGTAATCATTTTTAAATTTATCGTAAACTTCTTGTTTTGCCCCACCTTGCAACGGTGTTGAAGCACCTTGCCCGTCCTTACTAACAGTCTTAATTATGCCCTGCATTCCTCTTGACTTCAATAATACATTCATGGCCTCAAAGGCTAATTGAGTATTTTCGATTGGTAAAGATAAAGTTTGAAGTCTTGATGTGCCCATTATAGATGACCCTATACCAGACGTATTAACCTCATTAAAGTGTATTATTCTGCTTGTTTCAAAATGCTTTATAGGTTCATAATTAGTTAGAATGTATTCTGCAATTATTCCCTCAATATCTATTTGATCAAATAACTTACCCGTCTGCTTAACTTCTACAAACTCTGAATTTAAATTCATCAAGCTTTTAACTGTTAAAATATCTGTCTTTAAACTTGATGGATTATTCATATAAACATAATTATTTCCAAACGTTGGCAAGTAATAATAACGCTCATAATTAAATTCAAATGGTGATTGTAATGGATTTGGTCTATCGACAAATAACTTTTTCGCAGCCTGAACCGCCGCTCTTTTATCAGACCATTTAACTTCATTTCCATCTAAATCAACAAGGTACTTAATACCATTAGCCGCCGCTTGTGCTAAAATAGAAATGCATCCTGAAAGAACTGGATTCTCTGAAACTGCTTGTCTGTATTGTGTTGGATTTGTTAGTGATAACCATGCAGGCTTGTCAATTAAATATTGAAAGCTGCTATTTGATGTGGAGTTTCGAGATACCCCACTTTTGTTAAAATTACTTAATAAGCTGCGAAAATTCCAATTAGCCATTAATAAACGCGTTTGTACAAATTTAAGCATTTATTATGTTAAGTAGTAATATTATGTTAAGTAGTGTTTATTTTGTTGCATAGGGTCGGGGTTTATGCAACATTTACAACTCTTCTGACTCTAAGTATATATTAAAATGATTGTATTTATCCTTTTTCTTGCCTCCGTTAATCCATCGAGTAATTGTATTTCTATGAACCCCTATTAATCTAGCAGCTTTATAGATGTGTTTTGAGTGATATGATTTATCTATATGAGTGTCTATTATAACTATCATATTATTTAACTTTTATTAAATCATAAACATTAATTTTTCTCTTGTAATTTTAATCTCATTCATAATAATTATTTTTATTCGTTAAAAATTCCATAATGGCTTTCTAAATGCGCAACTCCAATGCTCAAAGAATCTGGAGCATCATCTTTTTTAGTTGATGTCTTTAGTAGTTTATAGCATTCAGTTAAAAACAAACTCATTTCATAACTAGGATTTTCAGGAACGTACAAATATTTACTTAAGAATCCTGCACTAACAAGAATTCTACCCATTTTATTAGTACTAGACCATTGACCATATATATCAGTATCAGGTAAAAGAACTCTCATTCTTCCTGAAAAGTAATTTCCTGCGTGGTTTGTTTCTATAACCCACTTTGTTATATTATGCTCTTTAGTTTTAGCAACTACTTTTTCTTCTTGTGTTATAAGTTCGCCTGTATCAAAGATAACATCTTTTAAATACATTCTATTACCTACTACTTGTAATATAGGAGCTGAAAAATGATCCACTCCTTTATCTGCTGAGTCTACAATCCCTAAACACCAACCCATAAGCTTAATAATATCTTTGCCGTTCTCGTTAATTGTCTCTTTTGGTAGTTCTTTGTATGTTTTGAATTTATTAGGATATACTAACCCTTCTAATGGCAAAGGGTTCTGCATAAACTGAGTTTCAAAAGTACTCGATGTTTTAGGGTTGTTTTTTAAATCTAATATCTTTTCCATTGGTAATTTCCAAGGCCATAAGCTTTCACCTTTGTATATTATTGGATAAACTAGATTTATAGCCTTCTCATTGTCTTTATATAACTCATTAAAGTATTCAGTCACATCTTCCGTTCCTGCACGTTGCTGTATATTTATTATTGGGGTGTCATGACTATTAACACGACTTATAACAGTATTACCTATAACTCTTGCGACCTTTGTATTATTAGCATTGAGACTTTCAGAGTCATCAGTTTTATTTAAGTCATCTAATACTATGCATCCTTCAAAATCTCTTATGTAATCTTCTAATTCTTTTGTATGATCTATCATTTGACCAGCTCCAAATCCTGTTATTTGGCCAAATATAGTAGCTGTTTTAAGTCCACCTCCTTGTTTAGTTCTCCAAAGGTTTTTACCTGTTTGGTCTGGCTTCATTTCAACTCCATACATTCGTTTAAATACTGGATGAGATACTATATCTCTTATTCTTATTGATGTCTCTGAACGTAATTCATCCGATGCAGTAATATAAAGATAGTTACTGCGTGGATTCATTCCTATTCCCCTAGCTATAAAGTTAACTCCTGCTAATTCTGTTTTGCTAAATCTTGGAGGTATATTGATTCCTAAGAATATTAACTCATAATTCTGAACCTTTTCAAGCTGTTCGCATATATCTTTATGATGCCAATTAATAATAAACTTCGACCCTCTTAATAATCTAAACCAGAAACGAGTAAAGTATAATAAAGACTTATCGCAATTATATCTCGCGACAGATATTTCATTGTCAGTTAGATTATCAAAATCCATTAAATAAAATCTTTTATTTTATCATCAATTGCTTTAGCGGATTCTGGTGTTAATGGTGGTGACATTGTACCATCTGAACTTGAATGATCTAATTTTTGCTGTGCTTTACCGAAACTTCTATCCATTAATTTTTCAAGCATGTTTTGAGCCCCTTTTCCGAGAAGCTCTTTACATATTAATTTATACAATAATGGGTATTCACTATCCTTTTGAGCTATTTTAGTAACCTCTTT